ATTGTTACTGACGCATCATAATGACCTGTAACTGCCAGTATATGGTGTCCAGATTATGACGGACATACTGGCCAGTGACCGAGAAGGTGAGACTGCTTTGTCGCCACCTTCCCGGATGATGTTAGATTTCCACCTTGTACGAATTCCCAATCCGCAAATTGAAGCGGGCTCCCGGCATAATCACATACCACTGATAATCGTACTCTATGCGGCAAGGAATACTGTTTGAACCGATTAATAAATCAAAAACATCTCCACAATGGAGTTCGTAGCTGTAATCTCCCGTATCCACCATCCAGCGGTTTTGTTCGTGGTCGTATGTCATCTTGCTCCATTGCTGCTTCATGACAATTCTCCCTGGATAACCAGCTTCACCATATGATCATCAATGATCCGGCGGCCATTTTGTGCCCCGTATAGCAGGCAGTGGGTACATACTTTGTTTACCAGCCTGGGGATGCCACTGGAGAATCTAAATATTTCGTCCAAAGCGCCGTCTGAGAATATATCGTGGTCTGAACCGGCGTAAGCAAGGTGACGTTTAACATATTCCCCTACCTGGGAACGGTCCAAGTGAGGCAGTTTACACTGGAGATCGATACGCTGCCGGATGGCGGCGTATGTCTGAAACTTGAACTTCTCCCAGAGTTCAGTCTGACCAACGAGGATCAGCGACATAGGACTTTGGGCATCCATTTTAAAGTTAAGCAAAAACCTGACTTCCTCCAGCATTTCCCGGTCTAAAAGATGGGCTTCATCTACAATAACCACCGGCTGAAGGTGGTGAATGCCCCGCATAAGCTCAATTTCCCGATGCAATTGACGCTTGGCATCACCACGATAGAATTTGGATTCACAGCCTAACTGTTCCAAGAGACCCTTGTAGAAATGTCTGGGTGTCAGCTTGGAATCCGCCAGGTACATCACCATGAATTTAGCCGGGTCTAAGGAATCCCTGAATCGACGGATGGCGGTAGTCTTGCCCGTCCCACAGTCACCGGTAACAACGGCAAACAATTGACGCTCTGCAGCAAATTCCAGGCGGCCTAATATCTCTTCCAACATGAGTGACTGATACAACTGATCTGTTGGAATATCCCGTGAAAAGGGAGTTTGAGATAAACCGTAGAAAGACTCAAACATCTTAGTCCCCTGCCTTTCTTACGGTTCTGTAGGAAACGGCAGGAGCCTGTTGTTGGATTCGCTGCTTGTTCTTTTCCAGAGCAGCAACGAGGAGTCTTGAGGATTCAGCGGGTTTTGTCCCTAAATGTTCAGGTAGTTCGGGGCGCTGTCCTACCCTTTCTCCGATAACCAGTTCCCGGGCCTTCCAAGGGGTATGCCCCTCATATTCAATGGTCAGTTCCGTAATGTCAGCGGGATCATAAATGACATCCACGGTGCACCCGATAAAGCTAAGGCCCACTTCATACTTTTTACCCTGGAAGCTAATGCAGCCGGCCTTATCAACTTTGCGTTCTTCGCAATGAAGAAAGGCGTTGGCTATTGTTTGGGGATCCAGAAATCTGAGGGCTTTCTTGTCGCTGCGATAGGCGCTGGCGGGACTGGCTTTGCCCTCCAGCGCAGAGTGGGGCTTGTTCTGGTAACACTCTTCTAGCCAGACCCAAAACAGTTCATTGAGCTTATCTAATGTTTGCGGTTTTTCCAAGGCGGCTTCACTAAGGAAAGCGTCAACCACCCGGTTAAACCTTTCTACCTTGCCGGTAGCCTCTGGGGAAAATGGCCTGGCGAATAGCAGCCTGATGCCCATTTTGGCGCAGGCTCGTCCCATCCATTTCGTCCGATATTGGCTGCCGTTGTCGAAGAATACTGCTTCCGGCACTCCATATTTTAAGATAGCCTGGCGGAAACAGTCTTCGACAATAACCTGATCCAATGTTGGATAAAATTGCCCATGGAGAACGTAACGGGTGGCATCGTCAACAAAGGTTACTAGGTAGACCTGTTTCTTGGAGCCATCTACACCAATAGGCAAGTAGGGTCCGTATTTGATGTCGGAATGCCAAAGTTTGTTGCGATACTTCTGCTGGTATCGCCGGGTGGCGACACCGGTACTCATATACATCTTCATCTGCCTGGTGCTGTATCCTCGCTCCGCCAGTTTCTCCTGCAGTGTGCTGCGCTTGATTTGTCCTGGCTGGGCCAGGCCTTCCCATTCTAAAATCTGGATGATTTGGGCCACACTGCGCTTGGGAACCTCTCGTCGCAATAATATTGCTTGTTCCAGGATGTGTGGCGGAATGGCTTCTTCGGTTCTGTTTCGATTCTTACCCTTGGGTTTAAGTCCGTCAAAGCCATTTTCTTTGTACTGGGACAGGTATCTGCGCAAGGTGCGCTCCGATATTCCGGCCTGCTCGCAAATTTGGTTTTTAATTTGTCTGGCTTTTGCAGGGTCCAGCCCTTCTGTCAGAAGCGGAGATAGCAGTTGTACCCTTTGTGTGGCAATAGCCTCAGCTTTCTTTTGGTCTCTCATGTTGAATTACCTCCCTAATATTCGGAATTCAACATGAGTGTATAACTTGTTCCATCAGGACAAAAAGGCCAAACGGGTCTGTACCCAGTTATTTGTATTTACCATGGTCCGGACAACTCTGGCCAGCCAGCCTGTTGCTTCACCCACCAGATCTTTAATCCTTTGGCGGGCCGGACCGCTTTTTAATTTAGTTTCCAGACCCAGCCGGGCAGCTATTGCAGACAGGCATCCGGCAATATATTCCGAGATTTCCGCAAACCATCTTTTAATTCTGAAAATGCTGCTGTTTTCACAGCAGACTTCAGTAGCAGTGTCGTCAACTATTGCTTCAATAACGGTGCCGGTATATCGTTTGTACGGCACCAGGATGTCAGGAAGTTCATGGTGGATTCTGCGGCAGTTCCTGCAGCGGAGCCGGCGGATGATTAGAATGATTGTTTCACCGTCTCCCTGGAGAGTGTTCCGCTTTCTGCTGCCGATTACTTTAAGCTCACAACAGCCGCATACCGGACAGATGCTGTTCTCTTCGCTTTTAACATAGTATTTGTTGCTGTTATCCTTGTCTAAAATCAACCTGTACTTTGCAAGACAGATCATAAGCACTTATTTCCCGCAGCACTTTTTGTATTTTTTACCGCTGCCACAAGGACAGGGTTCATTGCGCCCAATCTTAATTACAGTGACCGGAGTGTTTGCTACAGTCTTGCCTTTGGAGGCTGTCCTTAATTCTTTAAGCTCTTTTTCAAGTTCTGCTGCCTGTTGGTTCTTGCCCAAAGCAGTATATATTTCAATGGCTCTGTCTACTACGTCAGCCCTGTCTCTCAGGTTTTTTTCCTCCAGGGCTCTGTTGATTATCTCTTCAGCTTTTACATTGTCGGCTGTGATATTTTTGGTACCGTAGCGATAGCAATCTGCCCAGCCGATGTAGCCCCAGCCCCAGGCCGGGTCCTCAGTCAGCCACATCTTAAAAAGCCGATCGCATTCTTGCTTGTTGCCTAGGGCATAATGAGATTCCGCTATGGACCGACGGGTGTTTTCGATTATCAGTTCATCCTTATTGCCGCATAACTCAAGGAGTTCCTCACAATATCTGATTCGTTTAGAGAAATATTGGGGTTTCTCAATTGCCGCGTTGTACAACTGCTCGTCAAGATCCTGCATATAGTTCATTACAAATTCTGTCCACTTATATTTCTCTTGCAGGGTGGGTAAGTCTTTGACCTTATCTGCAGCCATTACGGTTTTTATATCTTCCCAGGCATCCAGCCACACATCGCAGGCCTCGATTGTTTGACCACGTTCAAGTAATTTGTACCCTTCACTAATCTTCTCATCAATTTTCTTGTACTTCTCCACAACCGTTCCTCCGTTATTCCGTTTTTACAGTCATCTTATCATTATTGTCCTGTCTGGAACAACGGTCATCTTTTACAGTAATTCTCGGTCAGGCAATTCCGTCAGCTTTATGCCACTTTAGTTCAGCTGCAACAGCTTTGGATGATGAACCAGCTTTCCTTTCACATGATGGGATTATTGTCCTGAATAAAAGCCATGAAATATATCCAACTTTGAAGCAATTCTTTCCAAAGATAATGGAAAACACTGATGAAGAATTGCTGAATAAAATTGAAATCATGAAAGACAAGGACAGGGATGGCTATGATAGGGTTTATAAATTCTGCCTGGATGCTGAAGCAAAAAGAAGGATGCTTGAAAAAGAGTTCCAAAAACAGAATAAAGGAAAACCACTAATTAGAAAAATACTGAATTTTTTAAGGTTCAATAACAAGAAAGATAGGTGGAACAATGGCAAAGTGGGGAAAGGTTGATTATAAGCAATTAAAAGAATTTCAAAAGAAATTGGAAAGATTACAGAAAGTAGACTTTGAAGCCTTTTGCCAAGAAGCAGCAAAAGAACTTGCTGCAAGATTATTGGCAAAGGTAATTAAAAGAACACCTGTTGGTAAGTATGAAAAATCAACTGGAAAAACAGGTGGAACATTAAGAAGGGGCTGGACTGCTAAAACTGAAGAAGAAGCAGAAGGTGGCAGTGGTAAAAAAACATTATCAAACAATGAAGCACTGGATTATGTTGATTCCTTAAATGTTACAAAGGTGGGTAATATGTATCAAATTGAAATTATCAACCCTGTTCATTATGCTTCTTATGTAGAATATGGACATAGAACAAGAAATCATAAGGGTTGGGTTCCAGGAAAGTTTATGCTAACAATTTCAGCAAATGAACTTGAAACACAAGCACCCAAAATATTGGAAAAGAAAATATTGAAATATCTTACAAGTTATTTTGAATGATTAGGTAAAATTTGAAAGGGGTGAATTATAAATGGCTACAATAAAATCAAGTATTCAAATGTTTGATGGAACAACACCAGCATTGAAAAGTATAACCAAAGCTTTGAACATGACCATATCAAGCTTTGAAGCCCTTCAGACTGCTTCAAGTAATGCAGTGGATACCAGTAGTATTCAAGCTGCAAGGGCAGAATTGAATAAAGCTGAAATAGCCTTTGATGAAATTGAACAAGAAATTAGACAAGCAAACCAGGCACAGCAACAGTTCAATAATGATATTAGGAATGGTCAAGGGGCTGCTGATGGGCTATTAAGAAAAATTAAAAGCATGGCAGCAACAGTTGGGCTTGCTTTCAGTGCAAAGAAAATAATTGACCTGGCTGATTCAATGACTGCTACAACTGCAAGGCTTGACCTTATGAATGATGGGCTTCAAACTACTGAACAACTTCAAAGAATGATACTTCAATCAGCTAATGCTTCCAGGGGTGCATATCAAACCACAGCGGATGCAGTTGCTAAAATGGGTATTTTGGCAAAGGATGCTTTTAGTTCTAATGCTGAAGTTATTGCATTTGTTGAGTAGCTAAATAAACAGTTTGCTATATCAGGAACAAGTGCCCAGGGAATTGATGCTGCAATGCTTCAATTGACACAGGCAATGGGGCAAGGTGTATTAAGAGGGGAAGAATTAAACAGTGTATTTGAACAAGCACCAACTATAATTCAATCAATAGCTGATTATCTTGATGTTCCTATTGGGCAAATAAGGAACCTGGCACAAGAAGGCTTAATTACTTCTGAAATTGTTAAAAATGCAATGCTTTCAGAAGATGCTGTGAAAGAAACCAATGCAAGGTTTGAGCAGATGCCTATGACATTTGGACAAGTTACAACAGTTATTGGGAATACCTTACTTCAGACCTTTGAACCAGTTATTCAAACTATTGGTAAAGGGGCACAGTGGATATATGATAACTGGTCAACCCTGGAACCTATATTTTGGGGGCTTACTGCTGCTGTTGGTGCTTATGCTGCAATGACAGCAATTAAAACTGCTGTTACCTGGCTTTCAGTTGCAGCAAATAGGGCTTTAATAGCAACAATGCTTTCCAATCCTATTATGTGGATAGCTTTGGCAATAGGTGTTTTAATCGGAATGATTTATAAATGGGTTCAATCAGTTGGTGGGCTTGAAATAGCCTGGAAAATTGCCATGAATGGAATTCTGACAGCCTGGGATTGGGTGAAGATAGGCTTTTTCACAGGTGTATATTGGATTCTTGATTTGTGGGATAAACTGAAGCTTGGAATAATGACAGCAGTTGTTGGAATACAGAATTTCATGGGTGATATGAAAGCTGGTGTATTAGGCATCCTTCAAAGTATGGTTAATGGTGCAATTGGAATAATTAATAACTTCATTAACCTACTGAATAAGATTCCAGGGGTTTCAATAGATGCCATCCAGGAAGTTACCTTTGGAACTACTGCAAAGATGGAAAATGAAGCAGCGAAAAGAGCAAGGGAAGCTGATTTAAAAGCTTACAGGGATGAAATTGAATCAGCTATTGCTGCAAGGGATGCTTCATTGGCACAGATGAAACTGGATGCAAGAACAGCAACTGCCCAAAGACAGGCTGAAATTAATGCCATGAGAGCAGAAGCAGCAGCAAAACAAGCTGAAAGTGGTTTCTCATTTGATTATGATAATATGATGAATAATATTGCTGACATAGAAGCTAATACAGCAGCTATGAGGGATTCCATGGAAATAAATGAAGAAGAATTAAAATATATGCGTGACCTGGCAGAAAGAGAAACCATTAACCGTTTTACTACTGCTGAAATTAACATTGATTTAGGTGGTGTAACCAACCATGTAAGTCAAAACACTGACCTTGATGGTATAGTAAATTACCTTGAAGAAAAACTTTATGAAACAATGCAAGTTGCAGCAGAAGGAGTATATGAGTAAGATATATTCTAACATTTCTAACACCCTAAAAAGTCATTAATTAACCCCCACTTTACCAGGTGGGGGCTTTTTTTATGTTATAATACTATAATAAGAGTGTTAGGGGTGAACCACCATGAAGATAAATAAAATAAATCAATCTTGCCAACCAATACCAAGCTTTATTGATAGCCCATATTTTGTGGAAGAACCTTTTAATTGGCATCTGAAGGAAGATGCACCTGAAGAATTAAAAAAGGAATTTGAAGAATACATGAAAAGTGATTATGAAGAAATCGGTGTGATACCATGTCCAAAATAATTGCAAAGGGGAAATACTTAGGGGTTGAAAGACAGGTTGAATGTTTCCTGAAAGATGGTTTATTGATTGTTGAAATTGATGGAGAATTTAACCAAGAAGCACAAAATGATTTTATTATAAAGCTGAAAAAATGCCCTGCATTAGGTGGAACATATTATCCACCTGAAAATAGTTTATTAGCAGCTTATAGTGTACTTGAAAATACATTCTTTGATGATTCACCAATAGAAATTAAAACTGAAGGTGATATTGG